TGGAGGGGAACATAAGGACAGTAGAAGAGACCAGCGTCATAAGGGCTAGTACCCTTATAGCCAACAACATAGTACTGATTAGCAGCAGAGTTAGCAGCGAAGGGGTCGATGTAGACTCTGTACTTACCGTTGATAGTACCAGCGAAGGTGTTGCCGGTGTCGTCAACCTGAAGGTTAGCGTTAAGGGCAGGGGTGTAATCAAGTACACCAGCCATCGTCAGAGCGGAAGCAACATCAGCAGATGTCATGATGATGTTACCCTTCCCTCTACGAGTTCTTTGGGCGATTCTGTTAGCATCTCTTTCGATGTTAAACAGAAGACCTTTGAACTTCTCAACTGACCAACGACCGTTGGAGTCAACATCGAGGTCAAAGAAACCAGCGTTGGCAACATTTGCCTGTGAACCAGCTTCAGCAGTCTTATAGATGGTACGAATAACTTCGCGGTTGATTTCAGCAAGGATTTCGCTAGACAGGATGTTAGCGAGTTCTGCTTCAGCGTTAAGACCGTGGATAGCACGAAGGTCTTGTGCCAATTCCATGCTGTACTCTGCTTTCAGAGCACGGGACTTAGCGGTGACCGTGACTTTCTCGATCGAGAATGCCATCTCGTTGAAGTCGCCATTGCTGCCGTCTCCGAGTGCCTCAGAGTCGCCAGTGGCCATACCCTGACCAATGGAGTACTGTGACTGAACAGCGTCAGAAGCAGTGCCTTCCAGGATTGCGGGGTTAGTACCGCGTTGAGTGCCGGTAGAACCGAAACCAACAGTACCGTCATCATCAACAGCAGAGGTGTAATCACCCTGAGTTGACTGACCAATGTTTGTGCCTGCCTTGTTAGCAGAGAATGCGGAATCAGGCTCGTTGAAGAACGACTCAGTACCAGACTGATTGGTGTAGCGTGAACGCATTGCGAAGATCAGTCCAGTAGGACCGTTCATCGGCTGAACGCCAGCGAGTTCATAAGCAACCAGATTCGGCATTGAGCGGCGAATCAGGCTGATCAGAACGGGATCGAAACCAGCAGTAGGACCAGCAGCAGCAGAACCGCCACTGAAAGCACCAGAGGCACCTACAGCGTTACCGCTGTTAGTAGGAGCAGCTTCTGAGAGCATACCGTTGCCGCTTTCAAAAGCAGATTGCTCTTTGAGGAAACGCTCTTGGTTCTCAAGGAGAATAGCAGTTGTAGCACGGCGATGCGAGTCCTTAATAGGATCTACGCCGTCTGCGTCGAGAAGTGGACCCCACTTCTCCATTAATGATTCTTGATTGTACATTAGATTTTGTGTTTAAATTTGCGGAGTTGTTTACTTCATCCCAAGGGCTTTCAAATACTGGGTCATTGAAGCAGATGCCTCAACACCAGTCTCTGAGGTCACGCCCTCAGACAGTGTTTCCACTTTATTAGAACCTGACTTTTGCTCACTGGGGAAATACGATTCCCTCAGTGTAACCAGTTTCTCACGATAAGATTCTTCACCCTCAAACTCAACACCTTCAGACAGTGCGACCAGTTTCTCTCTTTGTGTAACAGCCAGACCCTCGGTTACTTCACGGAAAATTCCATCAGCTGTAGATTCGCCAAGGCGCTTGTTAAGAGAAATGTTAGCTTCGATCTGTTCGCTAAGTTTGCCTTCCATTTCATCTAATTTGGAGACCATACTCTCCAAAACATCATATTTATCGTCAGCGATTGTTACATAATGATCTTCAAATAGACCCTTCATTCCCGAAAGGAATGATTCAGTCATTTCGGTCTTAAGACCGTGCTCTACTTCGATCTTGTTCTCGGAGATCCACTCTTCTGAAACATACTCAAGGTATGCATCAACGCGCTCTACAAGTTCAGACTTTACAGTCTCAAGATGCTCAGTCAAAGATTCTTCGTATTGTGCAGCCATTTCTTCTTGAACTTCAGTTACTTTAGCAGTAACTACAGCCTCAAAGATAGTGCGTGCTTTTACTTGAAACTCTTCAGAAAGTTCTTCGCCGCCAAAAAGGGCAGAAAGATCTTCTTCGATATCAACAGCAGGAGCTGCTGCTTCAGTGGACTCATCTTCAGCTACAACTTCTTGCTCGCCTTCTACTTCGACGGTATCGCCAGCAGAAAGACTTTGCATCGGTTCAGCAGCTTTAGCGCCACGAGTTACGACATCTTTAACAGTTTTAACTTTGGGTTCTGCGAGTTTCGCGGAATCATCGTCGGCTTTGTAGTTCTCGGGGGTAGGACCACCAAGATCTTGAACAAAAGCCAAACCAGTTCCAGGATCAGACAACTTAGGCATAGCCTCAGCAGATTTCGCACCCCTTGTTACAGGATTTTCCATTTCTTGTAATTCCTTAGCGGACATTGGTGAACTCTCCGATTAGATCGATTTCTTAGATATAATCTATATTTATTTATAAATTAGAGACTTGATAGGAAGTTGTTGAATAATGCCAACTTACTTTCTTCAAGTGCTCTTTGATCTACAAGGGTATTTATTTGCTTATAAGTTTTTTCTACAAGCCTTTCTCTGACGATTCCGCCATCCATTACCCAGTCTTTTCCTTCCATAATTCCAGATACAAATGCATCAGGTGCGGATGGATCTGCTACAATATCTGCTGCAGTTGCAAGCATAAAATCGTTAGAAACGACTTTAATACCATTTTCATTTACCGCTAAAGTTCCAAGTCCACGGGAAGAAACGCCCAACTTTACACCTTCATCGATAAGATTTTGTGCGATCTTACCCATGGGGGTATTGAGAATTTTAGCTTTACCTATAAAATTAGTTCCCTCTTCTCTGAGAGATGTAATTTTATGAGATACTCGATCCAGGTTGAGAGTAGGTCCTTCTGGATGACCAAGTTCACCAAGAGCTCTGCCTTTGTTGACAAAACTTTCGTTGTAGCGACATACTTCTCTACGAAGAGTATCCATAGGATACATCCGACCATTTCGGTTCTGAATGTCTCCCTGAAGGAATACCCCTTCGATGAACATAGATTTGCTACCGTTGCGTTCTTCAACGATAACTTCTACCTGTTCGATTTCTTCCGTGATAAGTTTCATTTAATTAACCGGTAAATCCTACTTTAACTAGTCTAACGAGTCCGCCAGTACTATGAATGTAATCAGATCCTTTTTTCTCAACTAACTCAGTAGTGTTATTCAGCATGGTAAAAGAACCGATACCAGCAAAAGAAGAATCTTGCAAGATAATTTGAGCTGCTGCACCAGAAGCGTTTACAACTCTGACAACAGTAGCATTATCGACTGTTGTGCTATTAGCAATTCCAGCGGCAACTGTAATTTCGTTGCCTAAAACAAGAAGTCTTGGCATTATTCTTGATCCTCAGTTTCTTGGGATGGTTCACCAAACAAACTAGCTGCAGCTGGTTGACGCAAAGCATCTACTTTAGAAGCAGCTTTTTGGTAAAGGAGATCTTTAATTTGGTCACTAATATTCACAGCAGACGAATCCGTCGCAATCATATTTACTAGCTCTTCCATGGATATAAATTAGAGATATAAAGTTATTTATTAGATCTCCCCTTCTGATGCTTTTGGTAATTTAGGTTGCGGAGCTTGAGCTGGCAACGCATTAGGATCTTCCTGTCCCTGCATCATTGGATCGGATTCCATTTCAAGCATTTGTTGATTAGGATCTGGAAGAACACCAGATGCAATTTCTTCTTCAATCTGTAAGTCAATCTCGATAATTTCTTGATCTCTTTGACGAAGAACTTGACGGCGAATATACTCTGTAGAGTAGTAACGGCCAGCATAAGGTTCGATCATTGCAAGAAGGCCAAGACGACCTTCAAGCAATTCCTTATCCTTAAGTTCCGCAAAGTGATTATCATATAAGAAGTCAAACTGGATGTGCTCAGACATTACTTCCCAATCTGAGGGAGTAACAACATTCTTAAGAAGCAATTGTGTCTTCAGCATATCCAGGAACATTGCGCTGAACCGCTTCCGCAGACGACCAACAAACTTACTAAATTTAAGTTCGTCTCTCTGGATCTCACTAGAACGACCAAGATTAAATCCATCACCAGAACCAGCGATTCTAGATTCAGGTACACCTAAAGATCTGTAAAGTTTAGATTGGAAGTATTCAATGTCAGCAAGTTCTCCTAGATTCTGACCACCAGGAAGAGTTGTGATTTCAGTTCCTCTACCACCCTCTCTTCTAGGAAGCCAGAAGTCTTCCAGCATACTCATCATTTTTTTGTCGTCACGAATCTCACCGCTGTTGGAATCATATACCAACTTATTACGATAACGCATCATAACTTCACGAAGATATTGTTCTGCCTTTGCCTTAGGAAGATTGCCAACATCAATATAAAAAATACGACGCTCTGGTGCGCGTGACAATCTGTAGATAACAAGAGAATCTTCAATCATACGGAGTTGATTGAGAGATTTAATTGCTTTATGAAGATAAGAAAGACCATTCCCTTTGTTCCTATCCACAAGACCGGAAGTGCAATATGTAATTGCGTCTTTTGAAATCTTGACTCCCTTCATTGCAAGACTACCACCGGGAGCTGCAATATTTGTTGGATACTGAGGTTTTGGAGTATACATGAAATACTCTTCAATCTCAGGGAAGGATACTCTTTGCTCTTCTCTCTCACCTTTACTTGTAAAAATATCATTTCTATCATTTGGTCCTTTCTTCTCTTTACGCACATAGCGCATCTTGAGAGGATCAATATATCTAAGTTCTTGAATACCGTCTTGAGGTTTTTCAAGATCAATTACCTTATTGTAGTATAGTCTACCATCAACATACCAATTTCTAAAAATTTCATGAGATTTGATATCAAAATCCAACAAGTCTTTGATATGTTTAAATTCCTTACGGATGATATTTTTAATACCATCACTAGCATTAAGATTTTCTAGATCAATCTCTACTGGAGAATCATTCTGATCTGAAACAATAGCTTCATTTACAACATCTTCAATAGCATTGTCCACCTCTGGGTGGAGTGACATTTCTCTATATCTTCTAATCAGTTCGTGTTCTGATTTGTAGATGCCTTCAATATCTACAACCTGACTAGAAAAACCCCCTTGGATATAGTAATCAGCCCCACCCTCACCTGTGGTGGGAATGGGACTGACTACACCCTTGGGGGTTTTTTCATTGTCTTCAATAGAAAATCCGAAGAGTTTCGACATTTCAAATATAAAGTCTTTGTATTCAAAGACTATTTATCAAGCGACATCTCCACCGTTTCCAGCAGCTTCCCACCATTGTACTTGGAGAGTAACTGTAAATTCTTCAACAGCGTCTGACGAATCATATGACAGATCTAGTTGGGAGATGTTTGTTGGGAATACACTGTAGAATTTATATGTTCTGAGAACAGGCAAATTCTGATCAGATTCCTGAGAGTTAGGTGCTACTGAAGATCTACCAAGTTGGTTGACATATGCGTCTCTTGTGTAATCTTCTGGGTTAGTAGTACCAGAATTATCAGATACTTTCGACATGGAGTTCATCCATCTCTCAAAAGAAGAGCGGAGAGCAAAGTCAGTATCATTGATAACGGTGATTGTCCA